CTCCATATCAAGGGCATATTTATACAACGGGAAGAAGTAAAAAATATCCTTCTCTAAGCTCAACAAGTTACGGAGAGCCAGACGGGCTTTTTGGTATAAATTGCCGACACGATAGCTACCCATTTATTGATGGAGTTAATGCAAAGACTTTTGATCCAATGCCATTTAATGAAAAAGAATATAATTTATCTCAAGCTCAACGCCATAATGAAGTAAACATAAGAAATGCTAAAAGAAAGCTTGCATTACAAAAACAGAATGGCGATATAGAGGGCATAAAAAGAGCTACAAAGAGTGTTAAGGCCGACCAAGCTAATATGCGTGGTTTTATTGACAAAACTGGCAGAACTCGCCATTATAATAGAGAAAGGATATTTACATAAATGCAATTTTTAATTAAGCGTAAAGACATGAATGTGTATATAACAATTAATGGAGAATACAAAATGGATTCAACGAAAGATTGTTACTTTAATACACTAGCAGAGGCACATAAGGTATTGCACGAGCTGGAAAAGAAGCCAGGCATGCGGACTTATTCATTAAAGTATTTTGATATAATAGGAGAGGAAGAAAAATGAAAAAAGATTATTTAAGAATGTATTTTGAAAAAGCAGACGACGGAGCAGGTGAACCAGCTGTTGAAAAGGAACCAGTTACACCTAAAGAACCAGAACCACCTAAAGAACCAGAACCACCAAAAACATTTACTCAAGAAGAAGTAAACGCCATTAATGTTAAAACTAAAAATAAGTTTTACAAAGATTTAGGCTTTAAAGATGAAGAAGCATACAAAGAAGATCTAGCTACCAAACAAGCAAACATGGGAGCCGTTGAAAAACTAGCTGCCGCCGAACTTGCTAATAGTGAAACGCTCACTAGAGCCGAAGTTGCTGAGGCAAAGGTTGCCGTTCTTGAATTAGGCGTACCTAAAAATAAAGCCGATAGAGTTATTAAACTTGCTAAAACATATGACGGCGAAAACATGGCAGATAAAGTTGCGGCTGTATTAAAAGAATATCCCGAGTTTAAAGCCGCTGGTGTTCCTGCGTTTGGAAATGGTACAGGTGGAGAGAACCAGGAGAGCAAAGAGGAAAAATTAAAGAAGATATTTAAAGCTAACTTGACAGGTTAGTTAAAGAGCCTTATACTGTTATTACAAGTTTACCAAGTTCTTTAAAAATTTGGGTGAGGCATAGCACTTACACCTTATAAAGTGAGTAAAATCAAAATTATAATGGCGTGAGTGTTTTTTTGCGCCAAAGGAAAAACAAATGGCAGCAAATTCGATTGATTATGCAAAACTGTTTAGTACAGTTATGGACGAGGTAGCCCTTCCAGGCTTAACCTCTGCAAAAATGAATAGTAAGAAATACAAAGTAATGGGCGGTAATGAGATTAAATTACCAAAAATGTCTGTTACTGGTTTATCAGATTATTCTCGTGAAACTGGCTATCGTGCCGGTGCGATTACTTTTGAATATGAAACAAAAACTATTACAAAAGATAGAGGTGTAAGCTTCACTCTTGACGTTATGGATACCGACGAAAGTGGATTTGTAGCAACTGCAGGTGCGGTTACTAACGAACTCAACAAAGTTGAAGTTGTTCCAGAAATTGACGCTTATAGATATTCAAAGATTTTTAGTATAGCAAATACTAATATAAAAACTGGCTCTTATGTCCCAGTCGAAGCAACTATTTTTGAAACTCTTTTACAAGACGTTTCAAACATTGAAGATATAATCGGACAAGATACTGCAAAAACTATTTACATGAGTTATGATGCCGCTCGTATTTTGAGCATAGCCGATAAAATCGACCATAGACTTGATGTTAATACAAACACTGGTGTTGTAAAAAGCAAAGTAATGAGCTTAGACGGTATCGAGATAATCAGAGTTCCAAGTGCAAGATTTAAAACATCTTATACGTTCGGTGATGATGGTTTCACTGTTGATGCAATTGCAATGGGGATTAACTGGATTATCGCAGATGATAATGCTCTTGTTGGTGTTACAAAACACGATAAGTTAAAAGTATTTACTCCAGACCAAAACCAGTCAACTGATGGTTATTTAATTCAATACAGACGTTACCACGATTTATTTATGCCTGACAACAAAATTGTTGGTGTATATCTTTCATATACAGCAATTGACGCTCCATTAATGACAGCAACAGTTGCCGCAGGTACAGCCGCAGGTACTAAATTTACCGCAACAGTAGCAACAGTTGGTAACACTTTAGGTTATTACCTTACAGCAACAGCTTCCGGCTCTCCAGGTGTTAAATATAATGATATTTATACAGGTAGTGCTTATACAAGTGGTGCTGATATTGGCGCAGCAATCGCAACTGATATTTTAACAATGGTTGAAGTAGATCCTCAAGGCCATATTGTTTTAGTAAAAGAAGCAATTCTTGACTCTGGCGATATATTCGCTTAATAAATCGGGGGTGTAAAAACCCCCACGTTTAAAAGGACAAAATATGTTATACAAACTTACAAAAGGCACGTTAAGCCGAATTAGAAAAGACTTAAAAGGTATCAAAGACCTTGAAAAAGATGGCTATAAATTTATTGGTGAAGTCGATAAAGATTATAATATTATAAATATAAAAAGACCATTTGCACCAAAAAAGAAAGGTAAATAAAAAATTATGAGCGTAACCTATGAAGATTTAACATATACACAGTTATTAGCAGACCCAACCGTCAGCCCTAGCATAGGTTTCATTGATTTAGCCTATTACAAAGAGACTTATTTTGGTGAAGACCCTGACAATGATAACTTATTAACCAAATTAATAATTAGAGCTACTGATGATATTGGTGCATATACAAATTGGCAAATAGATGATATTACCGAATATTCAACTATTGTAAAAAATTTGATTTATAGAGCAACAGCGGCTCAAACTGAATATTATGTTTTAAATGGCGAAAATTATAACGATGATGATAGTGACAATGTTAAAATTGGAAAATATTCTTATGGAGGAAGTGGCTCAAAAAGCACTGGAGCCGTACAAATTTGTCCTAGAGCTTTAATGTTTTTAGAGCAATCAGGACTAACAAACAGAGCTGTAGGAGTTTGCTATGAATAGACCTATACCTATTAGAGATTTAATACATAGCGCCTCATATAAAAGCGTTGTAACAGATGTTTACGGAAATAGTGTAACAACAACTACCGCTTTAACTAGAGTACGTTTTGAACCCGTTAAAAAGACCATGTTAAGCAATTTAGGCGAGAGTAAAGACGACAAGTTTATGATGTTTTTTGACTGCACAAATAGCCGACCCTTAGAGCATGTTTTTACTAAATTAGATAAGATTGAATTTGATGGCGTTGATTTAAGTATTAGGGAAGTTATTCCAGAATACGGAACAAAATTACACCATTATGAAATAGTGTTAAATTAAAATGGATATTAAACTAAAATTTGATACTGCAAAAGTTACAAAGAAGTTATTAAAAAACATGGGGAAACTTCAACCAATTTTAAATAACCAGGTTATAAAAGATAGTAATTATTATGCGCCAAAAGATGTTGGGACCCTTCAAAGTTCTGCCATTAAAGGCACTGATATGAATAGCAAAACAGTTAAATGGGCGACACCATATGCACACAGATTATACAACGGCCTTGATTTTCAGTTTAGCAAAGACGAAAACCCTAACGCACAAGCAAAATGGTTCGAAGTTGCCAAGGCTAAGAAAAAGAAAGAATGGATAAGGATGTTAAATAATGCAAATAATAGATGAATTAATGAAATACATATTAGATCATTCTGCTTATGAAATAACAGATGTTGATAGTTTTTATACCGAAGAAAGCGAGCGAATTATGCTAAAAGCAACACCAAGTGAAGCCGAAGAATTTCGTTATATGGATAAAAGCCGAAGTGGAACATACAGCTTTGACATACTAGCTAAAAACACGAACTCACAAACTGCCGTCGCTCAACTTAGGACACTAGAAACTTTACTTGATTTACCTAGCGGGTTTCGGATTGAAAATGACATGGAGTTTTCAAAATGTGTAGTTAAAAAAACAGCAACATTAATTGATGTTACCGATAAATTAGAAAAAATTTATAGTTCAGGTTTTGACTTGGATTATTATATAAAATATAAGAAATAAGGAGTCAAACTATGACCAAATTAACATGTGATTTACCGCTCAATTTTGAGGGTTTACTCGAATTAGATAGCAACTTTGGTGGAACACCAAATTGGATAGCGGTTTCAGTTGGAATTACAAACATCCAGCCTGCAAATAACGACGCTGTTGACCAAAAACAGTACATGAACGGATTAGGCCACGGTTCAAGTGATGTTACAGGTATGCAAAACACCTACGCCGTGAGTGCTGATAGAGTGCTTAATGATGCAGCACAAAACTTTGTATTAGGATTAAGAAATACAATTGGCTGCTCTCGTATTACTCAATGCAAAGTAACGCTTTCAGATGGTAATCTTACAACTTTTGGTTGCACAATTGCAAATATTGCCCCTCCAGGTGGAGACTCTGCAAGTAAAGGTGCTTGGTCATTTGAAATCCACGCTAACGGTAAACCCGTTGTAACCCCAGCAACTACCGCCCCAGCTTTAAGCGCTGTAATTAGCGCGGGTTCTGTAGTTGGCTCAACTTCTTTTGCCGCAACAGCAGGCGAAGAAAACACCTTAGCTTACTTACTAACTGCCGCCGTTCCTACGACTCCAAATGCAGGTGCTTATGTTGACATTTTAGCTTATACAACTACTAACAACATACCAGCCGTTATTGGCAACGTATTGAATATGCTAGAGCTTGACGCTAACGGTAGAGTAGTTAAATATTTAAGCGACACACTAGAAGCCGCAGATATTAACCCTGGCACATAGTATAAATAAGGGGGCTACGGCCCCCATTAATAAAAGGAAATAAAAATGGGAATGACAAAAATTGATTTTAAAGATAGAACAGAGCAAGTAGAAATAGCCGACAAGACTTATAATATTTGCGTTAGTAATTATGACTTTATTAAAAAAGTACAAAACAGTATTAAAGATTTAGAGGCCGCACAAGTTGCCTTAAATGCTAATAGCAATATTGACGAATTAGTAAAAGCTATTGAAACATTTATAAATTTCACTTTAGAAGATGACTTCGATAGAATTTGGGAAGCTGCAAATAAAGACATATTTAATATGTTAGATATTGCAAATGTAGTTTCTGGCATTATTAACAAAGGTTTTGAGTATAAAGTCTCAAAATATGTATAATGTAATTGTTGATAAATTGCCTCTCGAATTTGAGGGGCAAAAATTAAAGGCGGGGTTTAAACAAGTATTAAAGTTTTTTGCATTACAAATTGATGAAGATTTGAGCAAAAACGAAAAAGCGATAATTGCTTTATATTGCTTTTTCAAAACTCCAGTTTTTACACAAGAAACTATTGATTTTATAAGCTGGTTTATTAATGGTGGAGAGATTCCCAAAGAAATAGAAAAAGATAACTCCCCAGCTTGTTTTGATTGGAACAAAGATATCAACTATATATACGCCGCTTTTATGCAAGTGTATAAAATTGATTTAACAACAGTTAATTTACATTGGTGGAAGTTTTTAGCATTATATAAAGGACTTCCCGTTGGTACAAAAATTAGTGATATTATTCAGATTAGGGCAACACCAATTCCAATACTAACAAAGGGCAACAAAGAGTATGTTTCTAATTTAACAAAATTAAAAAAATACTACGCACTTGAAACAGAAATTAAAAAAGTTGGTATGCAACTAGAAAATATATTTGGAGCAAAATAAAATGGCAGATGGCAGTATAATCATTGATACAGGGCTAGACACAAAAAAGCTCAACGCACAGGTTGGAAAATTAAAAACAGGACTTAAAACCAGTTTAACAAATATGGGGAAAGTTGGTGCCGCTGCTTTAGCTACCGCCACCGTTGCCGTCGGTGCCTTTACAGTCTCCGCTCTAAAAGATTTAACAGAATTTGATGATAAAATGAATGAAGTATTTACGTTGCTTCCTGGACTATCTGAGCAAGCTATGGGCGATATGAAAGATCAAGTAAAAGACGTTGCAAAAGAAATGAACGTACTGCCTACTGACGTTATCCCCGCTGTATACCAAGCCTTAAGTGCCGGAGTTCCTAAAGATAATGTATTTGACTTTGTAAAGGATGCAACTAAACTTGCTAAAGCCGGTGTTGCCGAACTTGACGACTCTGTAGGCGTACTTTCTACTGTAGTTAATAACTATAAAGATGTAGGGCTTACTGCTGAGCAAGCCTCTGATATGCTTTTTACCACCGTTAAAAATGGTGTAACATCAATGCCTGAATTAGCTTCTAAATTAGGTGATGTTGTCCCAATTGCAGCTGGTTTAAAAGTCCCTTTTGATGACGTATCAGCAAGCGTTTCAACTTTAACCGCCAATATGGGTAAAGGTTCAACCGCCAAAGCCGTTACTGGCTTAAAATCCATGTTAAACGAACTTGGAAAAGAAGGCTCACAGGTTGACGAGTCTTTCCAAAATGTTGCGAATGTTGGATTTGCCGAATTTATGGCCGCAGGCGGAACAATGGAAGAAGCCATGCTTGTTTTACAAACAGCCGCCGAAAATGAAGGCACAAGTATTAACAATTTATTTGGTTCTGTTGAAGCCGGTGGTGCTGCCTTAATTTTAGGTGGAAAAGGGTTTGAAACATTCTCTAGCAATGTTGACGACATGGGAACAAGTGCAGGTGCAACACAAAAAGCATTTGAACAAATGGAGAGTTCAAACGCCGCAACCATTGAAAGCATACAAGCAAAAATGGCTGTTATGAAATTAGATTTTGCCGAAAACTTCGCTCCAATATTTAGTGAAATGCTAGATGCAATCTCTGCCCTACTTGACGGTACCGAAGGCGGAATGGAAGAATTTACCACCATTATAAGTGGTGTAATTTCAACCTTTTTAGGGCAGATAGTTGAAATGTTACCTGGCGTTATTGACATGGGAATTGATTTAATTAGTAGTTTAATTACTGGAATACTCGACTCCATGCCAGAAATAGTAAATGCCGCAAGTGTATTAATTGACGGACTAATTGAAACAACTGTCGAATTATTGCCAGATATTTTAAATGCTGGTATTGATTTAGCAATGGCGCTAATTGAAGGATTAATTGACTCACTACCTCAAATAATTGATATGGCTATGGATCTTATTTTAACATTAATAGACGGACTAACAGAGGCCTTGCCAAAACTTATTGAAATGGCTCCAGAAATTGTTGTTGCTCTAGTTAGTGGAATTATTAAAGCGTTTCCAAAATTAGTAGTTGCCTCTGTTAAAATGATTGGTGCAATGATTAAAGCAATTGTTGGAGAATATAACAAAGTAATTAACGCCGGTGCAGACCTTATTATTAATTTAGTCAAGGGAATTGCCTCAAAAGCAAAAGCTCCAGTTAACGCTATAATAAGCGTTGGTAAAGATATTGTTAAACAAATAAAAACCTTTGTAAAAGATTTTAAAAACGCTGGCAAAGATATAATTGACGGACTTGTGCAAGGTATTAAAGATAAAATGAGCGCTCCAGTTGACGCTATTAAAGATGTTGGCGGAAAAGTTATTGGCGGTTTTAAAGACTTATTTGGAATTGCCTCTCCATCTAAAGTGTTTGCAGGAATTGGTAAAAATATAGACGAAGGACTTGCACAAGGAATTAGAGAAAATGAAGACACAGTCGCAAATGCTTGGGCTAATTTAGGCACGAATTTAGTTAACAAAGCAAATGATTGGGCTGGAACTATTGGTTCAATTATTAATACCATAACCGGTAGTTTTGGTGATGCTATGACAACTTTGGGTGAAGATATAGTAAACGGTGAAGTTGGTTGGGGAAGTTTTGCAAAAGCAGGACTTGACGCTCTAGCTAGTGTATTACAAGCAATTGGTGCTCAACTTGCCGCAATGGCCGTTTTAAAATTTATAACATTTGATTGGGGTAATGCTGCTCTTGCAACAGCTGGAGCTGCCGCCGCTTTCTTGGCTAGTGGAGTTATTAGCGCACACGCCGCCTCTTATGATGTTGGTGGTATTTTAGATAGTGACCAATTAATTAATGCTCATAAAGGCGAGTTAATAGCTCCCGCCGGCTTAATGGCAGACGCCGCAAGTAACGGTTTAGCAATAACACCAATGAACCAAAATAATAATAACAAAAATATCAAAATTTATGATACAATTGTTTTAGATGGTAAGAAAATAGCAAGTGTAGTTTTTTCTCATATAGATAATAATGTTGCGTTGGCGTATCAGGGGTAAATTATGGAACTATATATAAATGATCTAGAATATAAATTGCTTAATGATTAC